TCCTCCTAATATTGATTTAAATAAGAGACCTGTAGTTAAAAATCCTGATGGAAGTATTAGTACAGTATTAACAATGGGAATTGAACAAGATGGAAAACATATCAATATTCCTAGAGTTAGTGAAGATGGTAAAATTTTGACTCCTGAACAAGCTAAAGAACAATTTAGAAAAACAGGTAAACATTTAGGAGTTTATAATTCACAGCAAGCAGCCGACCAAGCAGCTCAACAATTACATGAACAACAAGATTCTCAATATTCTAATCAAGAACATCAAGGCGGCAATCAATTGCCTGGTGGTCTTGATATGGAAGAAATAAAGCGGTTGCTTACTCTTCAAGCTCTTGGAATCAAAGGAGGGATGCAAAACGCATTGCATGGTCCTGCAAGAGATGCTGCTGATTTGGCAAAACTTAAAAAAGAAGTAGGCGAAAATAGTGAAGTCTATCAAAATGCTAAAAATGCATATGATGCTCAATTAGATGCAAAAAAAGATTTGCGTGACTTAAGAGCAAGGACAAAACAAGGTTTAAAACCTGGAGAAAAAGAGTTTTTTGATGAGCAAACTGGTGAACCTTTAGGTAAGGAAATTCCTTTAACTTCCGCTGAACGACAATCTGAAGAAGGTAATATTCTTTTTAATGAATTATACCCTTATGTTTATAAGGGAGCCGCTCCTTTTTCAGGAGAAGGTTCTATTCGAAGACTAGAACAAGCTGCTGCTAATTACAAAAAAGACCCAAAAGCAAGAAAGCTGTTTGATGATTTTCTATTGGCAGAAAAAATGCTTGCAGCTACTACAGTAAATGAAGCCTCTACTTTAAAAGCAGGGCGAACTAATAGAACTTACAATATGCTTAAAGAATCGCTTGACGCTCAAGACGTGCCTAAAACCATTAAAAAGTTAATTAAACAATATGGATTGCCAGCAAGTGCACAGTTAAAAGCGTCTATGAATTATCAAAAAGCTCTATCTGACGCCAGACAAAAGGCTAGAAAAGGAACTCCTGCAACCCAGAAATTATTTTATAACCCTGAAATGCAAGAACAACATGAAGCTCAGCTCAATGAGGAGCAACCGCATTCTAATGAGCAAGCGGAAATAAAAGAAATTGGTGGTAAGAAATATAAAAAAATAGAAGGAGAATGGCATGAAGTCGAATAAAGTAACAGACCCTTCTATTCTTGCTCAATTAAATGGTAGCTCTAAAAAGGTCACTGACCCAGTTTTGTTGGAAAAGTTAAATGGCGAAGACGAAGAAGACGAGGGCTCCTATCTTGATAACCTACCAGAGCCAGAAGGATTTTGGAGTAAATTACCTCGAAACATTTTAATTGGCCTAACTCATGCCGGAAGAAATTTGCATAACTTGCCTCATGATTTAGTTCAGAGTGCAGAAAATGCTGGAGAATCTTTTGGTAATAAAATTAACTTCCATTTACCAAAAGAAGTCCAAGAAAAATTAGATTCTATGCCTAAGCATAAACAATTTAAATTGTCTGAACATTTGCCTAATGATACTGAATCTTATGCGGATGTTTTTGGTCAAAAAGGCGAAGGCACTTTAATGGATAAAGTTATTCAGAAAGGATTGGAACATGCCCCTGAATTAATTGGCGCAGGTGGTGCTATTAAAACTGGTTTGAGAAAGTTTCCCGTTAGCCAAAAAGGAGCTGCAAGGCAATTAAAAGAAGCTGAAAAATTGATATCTGAAAGAGGCATTAATAATTTCCAAACAAATTATCCTTTATTGCAAGAAGCCTCACAATTTTTGCCTAAAACTCATGCTTCTGGTGAAATGCTACAGGGTGTAATAAATGGTGAATATAAACCAGCATTTGCATTGCAGTCTCAGATTGGAAAACATGCTAGAGATTTGGCCAAGTCACCCCTTGCTTCCGAACGTTTGTTAGCTCCCCAAGCTAGAGAATTAAAAGGCGTCATTCTTCATGAAATGGAGCAAGCTTTAAGAAGCACAGGACATCATAAAGAAGCGGATTTATTGAAGGGCGGCATAGAAGATTATGCAAAATATATGAAATTCAAAGAAAAAGCATGGCCCATATTAAAAAAATTAGGCGTTCCAACTTCAGGACTAGCAGCTTTGGGTCTAGGAACTAGAAAAGGAAGAGGGATAGTAGGAAAAACTTTAGAAAATCTTGTTGATTAAGATTTATAATAACTAAAGCATTTCTTTTCATTGTTATAATCTACTTCCTCGCAGGCTTCAAACCAAGCAGGGATTGCCCAGATAAGATAAAGTATAAATAAAGCTAAAAACATAATACACCTTTTTAATGAACAAATTTAATGAGAATTGTGGTTAATGAGCTGGCAAATATGAAATAAAGACCGCTGATTAATCCTAAAGTCCATTTGTGATGGGAACGACCTTCTGATTGAAGGCGATCAAATTTAGTATCAATTTGGTCAAATCGTTTTTCAAAACGAACTAGTGTATCATTGAAGTTAGTAATAGATTGCTCTAGTAATGCTAACCTAACATCATATGTGTAATGGTCTTTAATTTTTTGAGTAGACATAGTTTCACCTTAATTTATAACTAGATTGTAACGCGCAAGTGAACAAAAAACAAGCATTCAAGAAAGGAGATTGATTATGCCATTAATTAAAGGACAGAAGGCTAAAACTAGAGCAGGTTTTTCTGAGAACATAAGAAGAGAAATGAACAGCGGAAAATCGCAAGCTCAGAGTGTAGCGATTGCCTATAGCGAAGCTGGTGAAAAAAAGAAGCCGAATAAAAAAAAATTATAAGGATATAATATGGCACTTGTTAGAGGAAGTAATCCAATATGGTTTGAGGTTGACTTAACAGCTCATGCCTTCGATGATACTTTTTACATGTTTGTCTTAGATAATGAAATTCCTTACGCTCCATTAACTACTTGGCAAGATCCATTTGGTAATATAGCTTGGAGTAATCCTATAAGGTTTCTAGCAAATGGCACACTTCCAAATAATATTTATTATGATCCTGATACTGTCTATCGTTTGGAATTTCGACAGGGAGCGACACAATCTGATCCACTTATATATTTGGTTGAGAATTACGTGCCTGGTTCTAGTGGTACTACTCCTATTAATCAGACGTCCTTCTCTACTGACAACCAGATTACTAACCCGCAATTTGCGTTAATTAATTTCACAAGTCCTTTAACGCTAACCAGTATTAGCACACAAGTTATAGATATAGCTCCTGGATGGTTCTTAAATTTGACTGGGACAGGGACAGTTATTTTGACTCAGGTTCCATTAAATAGTACGGCTGTTAATCCTACGAATGCATCTTATGCTTTACAGATTCAATTAAGTGGTAGCTGGACTAAAGCCTATCTTAGTCAAAGATTTACTAAAAATGGGGTACTGTGGTCAAATAGTTTTATCTCTTCATCTATTATGGCTCTATCTGGTAATGCTCCTCAGGATATTTCAGCAATACTTGTTGATTCTCAAGGGAATACATTAACCCCTGTTTTAGGTACTACTCCTTTAACTGAATCATTTAATGCTTATCCTGGAATTGGTAAAATAGGGGCGTCATTAGATACTGATTTCCCTCCTACAGCATATATAGAATATCAATTAAAATTACCTAATAATTGCGATATTACCTTATCGAGTGTTCAATTAATTTCAGGTGATGTCAACGTAGAATATCCTTATGAACAAACCACGATAGAACGTCAAATAGACCAAACTTATCACAATGCTTATCCGGTTGTGCCGGTTGGATCAATAATAGATTTTGCAGGTGTAGCATTGCCGTTTCATTATTTATTCTGTAACGGTGCTGCAATAAGCAGAACAACTTATGCTCAATTATTTGCAGTGATTGGCACTATATGGGGTGTTGGAGATGGTTCTACAACATTTAATGTTCCCAATTTGGGTGGCTTTGTGACAGCTGGTGCAGCAGGAACATTACCGCCATTAGCTAATACGGTTGGTAGTACTGGAGGTTCATCAACACATTTAATGCTTGCTAATGAAATCGTAGCCCATGCTCACCCTTGCCCCAATATAGGTGAATCTTTTATCACAAATACTGGTGTAGCTGGCTCAGCAGGATTTGCAGCTGGTAGCACTACTTTTGCAGCAGAAATTGCTACTGGTAATAATGCTGTGGCACAAGTAGCTTTTACAATTGTACAACCTACAGCCATTGTGAATAAATTGATTAGATTTGAATAACCAAGGATAAAAATGACTATTAAATATAATGCAAATTACATTGAAACGATGCCATTTAGTGATACATGCGTACAAGTCAACATAACGACTGCAAGTCAACAAACATTTACTGTTCCAGGGCTTGTTACTGCGCAATATCAGGCATATTTTGAATATACCGAAAATTCAAATGTCTTTGTTTGCTTAAATGGAGTCCCAACTGTACCGACTGCGGGCAGTGTTGGCACCCAGCAATACAATGAGTTTAGACCCAAAAAACGGTATGTAAAAGGTGGCGATGTGATACACTTTATTACACCAGATACTAGCGCTTATGTAGGAGTGTCATTAAGACAACTTCAAGGCTAATATTAATAATCACAAGGATTCGTGATGGTCGACACTATAAAATTCAGTCAAATGACGCCAGGTGGTGATTTAGCCAATTCTGATAAAACTCCTGGCCTGTTATCGGGTGCAAACGTTCTTTTTAACAATCCCTGGACTTTTTTAGCTTCCGGCCCTACAGCCGATAGACCTATTCCAAGTGTGGCAATTAATGGAAGATTACGATTTAATACGGATATGTTGGTTTATGAGTATTACGATACTTTATCTGCTACCTGGGTTGAACTATCAGGAAGTGGCACGGGGACCGTAAATCCAGGCGCTACGAATGATTTAGCTTTTTATGCTGCCAGTGGGACTATTATATCACCTATAGCATCTTTAGCTAATGCTGTATTGGTAACAAATGGCAGTTCATTTCCCTCATTAAGTACGACTACACCCATTGGTTTATCTATCCCTGGTGCGACTATAACAAGTTCAACAGCTGCACTAACTTCTGGACAGGTTGCAGCCGTTCCGGTAAATCCAACTGATTTAGTTAATAAACTCTATGTTGATACCGCAGTTGGTGGAGTTGTATTATCAATTACGGGTACCACCAATCAGGTTATAGCATCTTCACCGACTGGGAAC